CTTTTGTTTCATCGCCTGACTCTCACCCTTCTTGGGTTTACCAGCAGTCTTTGCACCCTGCTCGCCAAATCGAATCATTTTATTTTTATCCCCATCCTTAACTAAAACCACATGGGATTTAGTCGGGTGACTAGGGGTTCGCTTAGGCTTTGAATACCCGGCGAAGGTTACTCCTCGATAATTAATACTCATTACATTGAACTAGCTGGTACATTACCAGGCGCGGTCCCTAGCTGACCTATTAGTGCGTTTCTTTGTTGAGCTTGCTGTTGCTCGAGCTGACCAGCATATGTCTGTAGCCTCTTGGCAAAATTCTCATCCTCCTGCATCCTTTGTTGGATGTCTGTGGCTGGAATTTCTTGAGTTCCTGCCAGGTATTGTTGCATGAATTGCAAACGAAGTTGCGCATTAGCACCTTGTGGAGCATTGACCACTTGACCACTAAAGATTTTTGCGAGATCCGCAGATGTTTCCTTAATCTCCTTATCGGTTGCCTCCTCAGCGGGTGCAATTAATTGACCAGCTAGGTTTGGATCGATTGCTTCTAAAAACTTTCGGAGATACACATCCGATCTGAACGCGCCCTGTCTGTCGTATTGGGCCATAACCTTACCAACTGTGTCAAGTTTCTGAAGAACCTTCTCCTCATCCTGGTTCATGCTGTTCCAAGTAATATTAAAATCATACAACTCGGCAGTTTCATCCAAAATAAGCTGTGCGCCTTGCTCGTTATTCGTTACCCGAAACCAAATCATTGGTCCGCTGTAAGTACGATCCAAGCACCATACACGCTTTAAAACTTCCTTCCATCCACTCAGCCAACAATTAACCAGGTGCTGTTTTATGGCATTTGCTTCCACCGCATCGTCAGGACCAGTCGCTCGACCGGTTATCTTGTCACACAGCCTGCGGATATCCATCTCTACCTGTGTCGATGCTGGTGAGAACCTTGGAGTTTCCATAAATCCAACCTCTCCGCGCCTCCGCACAGGCAAGAATGCACCTGGTCCTAATCGATCAGGCCGCCTTCCAATTTGAAACTCGACAGGTGGCATGGTTGTCATGCTTGCCGCATCACGCCTACTATCTAACTCTGTCTTTACAGCCTGTTGATAACTCTTCAACAACTCAGGGTATCCCCGAGAGTCCAATAACCGATGGTTTAAATGCTCTCTCGTGATACATACGAATGGATACCTACCCTCGTCATATCCAACAGGTTCATGGAATCCAGCATCTTCCATTTCGTCTGTCCAACAGGTCTTAATAACGATTGGGCAATCATCCTCATCCAATTCCTTGCGATAAGTGGTAACAACTCGGATTAAACCCTCATAACTTTGAGTAGAATAATCATTTCCATAGTTAACATTACTGTAAGATTCCTCCTCGAAGAAGTCTTTTGCCTTTTCGATAGCTCCATCTATCCACTTGGCATCCCATCCTTCATTTACCTTCTGCTTTAAGGCTTCAGGAGTATAATAATGGATACAATGGATGGAACGGGCGGACTCTAAATCGATAGTATTGCTATCCACGATTAATTCACGCCCCAACTCATACGCTTTTACTGCCGGACGATTTACCACCATCTTTTCAGTAGGTATTTCTGTCTCTCCAGTCTTGCGAAGTTCATTAAGCATCTTCTTGACCCGTCTTTTCTTCAACTTAGGGAACATCGGATAGAACATTTCCTCGACTCCCTCCTTCATCTCGGGGTCTTGAATAGCCATTGCCAGTTCGGGCGATTGCTGGGCAATTTCTTCCAAACTTAATGGCTCAAACTTCCTGGTCTTCTCCTGTTTCCAGTAAGTGCCAAAGAAAGTCAGTCCATTCTGCAATAAATAATTAGCTCCGATGGCTGACTCTCTCATCAGTTCATCCATTGTTCCCATTCGCCACTTCAAAAATTCACTCACCAACTTGGCAGATGCAATGTCACCGCTCTCCACAGGCGCGGCCACCAGGTTTGCCTGTGTGAGGGCCTGCGTGAGGGTAGCCACATCCCCATCGATTAAAGGATTTATAACATTAGGGTCTAAATCAGAGCTACCGTCCCAGGGAAATGCCTCGGGACCACGCTTTTTGCCGTCTCCCGTCTTGCCTGCCCATTCGTTGAATCTAACCTCCCGAGCATCTTCTGCCTTGTCCATCCATGACGATAGATTTGCTTTTGCCCGTTCAAATTCATGCTTTAATTCATCAACATCGGGCTTTTCTTCGTATAATTGTACTTCTGTTTCCATTTTTCTAAACTTTCTAGTTTAACATTTTATTTCTTAATTTATCCAAGGCCTGTTGCTCGATGCGTTGGAGCGATGTAAAACCAATCCCCACAAATTCCGAAATCTCCTGTAGGGTTAATGGTTCAGGCTCCTCACCGCTGGCTAAAGATTCAATCCCCCGCTCAATAACCATCTCCCGAAGCATCATATCGATCCTCCGATCCTTATCTTCCAAAGTTTCACACCAATCGGTACAACTCTTCATTGCCTTCGACCTTTTTGACTAAAACCATGCTTTTTGGCCGGTGGTTGTCCTGTGGCCTCTTCACGCAAATCCCAATGCCTTCACGATCCTTAAAGTATATACGCATCAAACGAGGGTTGGGGACTGGTCCAAGCACCCTAGCCTCCTCGTACTTAGGTAATTCAGGCACAACCTCCTCCTCCTTGGGCTGTGGGGGAGGCTCAGAGGGCTTCATTTCCTCCTTGTAGACCTTTTGTACTGTTGCCCGACTAAAGCCCACCAGCTTCGCTACTTCAGGCCATGTATTCCCGGCATCCCGAAGCCTAATAATTTCCTTACGATGCCGAGGCATCACCTTTTTAGATTTCATAATTTAATAACTCCCCCCGCCTGTTGCTAAAAAACTGTCCTCATTATGGTACTCAAAATTTCCGATGGAAAAATACCTGGCACAGTCCACAAAATCTTTAGGGGCAGACTTTAAATCCCCAGGTATATATGCCTGCATACAGCTAATCAGATTTTGACACTCATCCGAGAACATCAATCTAGGCTTGTTATCCAAATCCATTGGCCTGTCCCGATCCCATGCCAGTAAATTGTTGATTGCCTGCAAGCCTGTCTCGATGTCCAAAGCCTCAGCGGGTTCAACAATGATATCTTCATCCGATAAATCATCTATGATATTAGAACTTCCTTCAGACTTCTGATAACTTGCCGCTCCCAACCGAGGATCGATGATTCGTACAACCTCATTATCCCCACAAATCTTTTCCATCCTCCTGATCTCATCTGCATAATCCTTCAATCCATACCCATTTGGTTGGGCGGCCTCACCGGCTGTCATCTTGTCCTTAGTCAGATCAATCCATCCACCCCATGTGTCAAAATCAGGAAACTCCTTAACCGCCCAGGCGACTCCATGTGGGTCGATTGCAAATAATACCATCGTCCAGGGCTTTGCTCCAGCAGGGTCGATGCTTAGAACAAAGTTGGCATCCTCAAAATCGGGTAACTTTTCTGCCTGTACGAAATTCTTATCCGTAAGATTTGGAAATATTGCCCGACTTTGACGAACTGGCACTCCATAAGCCCGGCAAAGAATAGTTTCCCTTTTCTCCCCTTCTAATTGGTTCTTCATTGCCTCCCATCCGCCAAAGGGGTTGGCCGCTGTATGGAAATACACCACAGAGCTGGCTTTGCGGATGGGCTGTTGAACGAGGGGAACCTCTTCGCCGTCCAAAAGGTCCGCTTTTGCCGATTCAACTGTCCTTGCGCCTGTGAGCATACTTTTTACTACCGAGTTCCATCCGTCTACGGCGGTGAAAGATATTAACCCACTTGCTGGTCGAACTACTCCATCATATTGACTCTCATGGGAACGAGTTACACATCTAAACCTGAGCGTATTGACCCATGACATAGGTACGAGTTCATCTGCCCAAAATCCAATGTTATGAGTACCATTAACCGGTGGAGAGGGACATCCGATTTCTCCACCTTCGATTGTGCTGATGTCCTGGCTCCAATTTCTAAAGATACATTCAGACCGATTAGGCAAAGTAAATTTAGAGGCGGTAAAGCCATTACGAAGACTGTACATAACATACCCGACTTTACCCCTACCCAACGATTTTAACTCTTTTGGAAGGTATTTAAATACGAGCTTCTGCTGAAATTGGATCGAATTTGCCGAGGTTTCTGTTAAGCACCAAATAATTGTACCTGGGTTCTCAACTAAAGTTTGGACTACTCTCTTCGCACAAAGCTCAGACTTGCCCGCTCTATTACCCCCCATAAGCAGAATTTCCGAGTGAGTCTTTAATTCCTTATCTGCTCGCTTCCAGGTATCTAGTTCAAAGCCATGCCGATATGGATCATCCTTTTCCTTGGCTATCGCTTCCTCACGCTTCTCCCAATATGCGAGGATCTTCTCAGGCGACATCCTCAGCATCTCGGACTTACTGAGAGGCGGGATGGCGGGATGCGGTGACCAGTTCAGAGGCATGGTCGATTATAGCAGATTATCGATAGTAGGTCACCTCGGGTGGGGCAATTTGTCAGAATTTTTTTATGAGCCTCTATCGGTCGGCGGTGATCGGGGGGCAGATTTTCAGACCCCCCTCCCCCCCTCCTGGAGCCTAAATTTTTATGTGATTTAGGACAGAGCGTACAATATATTATATTTATGCATCATTTTATAGCGTACAGGACATAAACAGGTTCGCAGAATAATGATTATGTCTAATTAGACTTGCATCGAACCTTATTGAGAATAC